AAATATGTATCAGCCATTATTGACTCATATCTGGTTCAACACCATCTGCTGGGGTTTGCTCTTTTGGAGGAGTTTCACCCATCGCCCCAAGATGCCCTTTAGTAAGGATAGATAGTTCTTGAAAGGATAATGTCATGTTAATTTGTGTAGGAGCTCCATTATCGAACGAAGTAAACTGACCCTGTGGTGTATAGTTTACATTCACTTCTTTTAATACAGCTGATGTATGTTTGTGTATATATGGGTTTATAGAGTCACCAATATAGTAGAATATCTCAAACTCTCCTGGATATAGGTATAAGAAACCATCATCATCTTTAAACTCAGGATGCATGTGATATTTAAATGTGTTTACAATATTTCGTATATTGTTTGACTCTTCGCCAGAGCGAGGGAAGAACTGGTAGTCATACTGAAAGGTACGAAAGTCCATGTTCTTGAATATTTGTTCTTTTTTCGGGTTAGGAGCAACACCTGCCATGGCTTGTATTGCTTCACTTCCTGGAATATTTTGTAATGCTGCTGCTTGAGCAACACCAGCAGATCCTGCTGTTAAATCATTTACTAGACCTGCTATAGATTCTGATGCAGGTTTTTTACTTGACAAGTTTTTTACCAAGTCAGTTGCACCTGCAGCAAGTACATCAGCACCTTGCATAAATGCTTGAGTCATAAATGTTTCTGCTTCTTCATACTGAGCACCAGAACGAATAGCAAAGTTGTTAGGCATGTGTAAAGCGATAGCATGCTTCATTCTTTTTAGTGGTTTGGAAAACTTCTTACCGAGTGCTGAAGGATTTAAACTGTCAAAGTTTCCTAATGCTCCTGTTGATACAGCACCTGCTGCTCCAAGTGAAGCAGCACCTTTTGAAATCCCACCAGCAGCACCTGAAAATAATCCACCAAGTAAAGCACCAGCACCTGCTCCTGTTAGGAAACTACTTCCTATGGCAGCAAAATTACTGAAGCCAGCACCATTAATAGCACGACCAACACCTGGATCTACATCCTCAAGTACTCTTGATGTGTCTTGTGCTATCTTAGATTCTTGCCTTTCATTAATAAAGAACATAACATAATTGCCACCATAATCTGGGACATTTAGTATATCTTCTGGATATGATAAGTGCGTGACTGCATAAGAAGGACTCTTATTCGTTTCTTCTACTGCATCATTTAGATCCTCATCAGATACTACTGCTTGACTTGTACGAGTAGTAGTTGTTGATGATGTGGAACTGTGATGTGAGTGCGTGACCGACCCAGCGTTTTTTAATGATGCACCCCTTGCTGATGACATGTATATTTGACCCCTAAATAGTAGTTGTATAGGATATATTTAGTTATGTTTCACAAAAGAAAATACACCCCATTAAATCCCGAGAAGTACGAAGGAAACCCAACGAACATTATTATGCGTTCTAGTTGGGAAACTCGTTTCGCTTCTTGGTGCGATAGATCTAATCATGTGTTAAAATGGAGATCTGAAGAAACAGTTGTGCCTTATAGATCGCCAGTAGATAACCGATTGCATCGATACTTTATAGACTTTACAATAAAAGTCAAAAATAAACATGACCAGATACACACCTATTTAGTTGAAATAAAACCAAAAGTACAATGCTCACCTCCTAAATTTACTGGAAGAAGGACAAAAAAGTATTTGGCTGAGTCAAAAGCATATACTGTAAATGCAGCCAAGTGGAAAGCAGCAGAACAATACGCATTAGATCGTGGTCAAAAGTTCATTATATTGACTGAAGATGAATTAGGTCTTACATGGAAGACTGGTCTAGATAAAAAGACTAAATAGTAGAATAAAAAGGAGATATTATGCCCCAACCAAAACTGGGAGATCCAACTGATTTTTCATACAGAATACATAAAGTCACAAAGATAGTCGATGGTGATACCATTGATGTTATTATTGATATAGGATTTGATATAATGTATAAGTCTAGAGTGAGAATGTTTGGTATCGATACACCCGAATCAAGAACAAGAAATAAAGAAGAAAAGATCCGAGGTCTTTTAGCTAAGAAATATTTGACTGAAGCATTAAAAAAAGGTAAGAATCTTTCAATCAAAACATACAAGGATTACGAGACTGGTAAGTTCGGTAGAATACTTGGCGATGTATGGATAGATGGTAAGTCTATCAATGCTCAAATGATTAAAGAGTTTATGGCTGTACCATATCGTGGTCAGTCAAAAGAAGCAATAGAAAAACTACATGAAGCAAACAAACTTATGCTTCAACGACTAGGAAAGATAAGTGGCTAAAACACCAACACAAACTTTTTTCGATAAGGCAGCAACTGACCCAGACATTGCTAAGAAAAGCAGAGGATGGTTTAATAAAGAAGTTGTAAGGTTGCGTCAACTGCGACCTCAGCCAAAGGCAATAATGAAACAAGCAGGTCGTTCTACACGATTACTTCCTGGCAGGATGTATATGTTTCAATATGAAGCCAAAGGTGCTGATACATTACCATACTTTGATAGATTCCCTTTGGTGTTTCCTTTTGAAATACAATCAGAGTATTTCTTAGGTTTAAACATGCATTATCTACCATACCTATTACGCATTAGATTGTTAGATAGATTGATGACATACGCATCAAACAAAAAGATGGACGATACTACACGATTGAAGTTTCAATGGAACACTATACGAGGATCGTCAAGGTTAGCACTCGGCAGACCTGCTGTAAAAAAATATTTAAAGACACAAGTAAAATCACAATTCTTACAAGTAAACTCAGCCAACTGGAATACTGCTATGATGCTACCAGTTGAAAGATTTTCAGGTGCTACTAGGGATCGTGTTTGGAGAGAAAGTTTAGAAATAGCACAAGGATAATATTATATGAAACTGCCAGAATACGCAGAGTGGTCTAGAGAAAAATTACACAACTCAAAAATACAGGGAATATTCCGACATGGCGAATACCCTATGTTAGATGAAGTCTTTGACCACATACTCCCCCTCTGCCCTGCCTTACTAGAAGAAGTATTACTTCCCTATGAAGGAGACAATATACAACAACGATTAAATAAAATGTATGAAGAGGATACTTTACCTGTATTTGAAACTGCTGGGTATAAGGTGGCGAAAGAAGCCAATGTAGGAAATAAACAGTTAGGTAAGAGAAACCTCGACAGTTGGCATGCTTTTAATTTAATTTGGAATCCAGGAGAAGCTGGTAAAGGTGTAATGGAAAAGCGAATGAAAAAGAATCGTGATAGATTACCAGTGTTAAGATCTATTTTAGAAAAATATGAACAATGGATAAATGTAATTACTTACTCAATGATTGCCCCAAACTCAGTTGTACTGCGTCATACTGGTCATGAAAATAAAGATGGTAAGTATTTAAGATTACACTTTCCCCTCCATATTCCTGAAGGTGATATATTCCTAGAGGTAAATGACGAGGAGATACAATTTAGCGAAGCACCTTTCGCATTTAATAATCAAATCGTACATTCAGCACACAACAGAACAGGTAAACATAGATTGGTCATGATACTAGATTTATATAGACCATTCCTTGGCATACCCACATCTTATTACATAACTAAACTACAAGACCTCACTGGTTGTACAGATAAATATCTGGTTGACTACGAACGAGATGGGGAAGTATTAAATCCAAGTTGGAAGTCAGGAGCAATAGATAATGATTAATTTGCCATGGTGGTCAGAAATACCAAAACAAAGACTACGAGAAATACAAGAACAAAAGATATTTAAACGAGGAGAGTATCCTAAGTTAGATAATATATTTGATGAGTTATCTGCTCAGAAAGATAATCTAATAAATGACCTCGTTGGTCACTTAGATGAAAAGTGGAGCATGGATAAAAAATTACAATGGGTGTTAGATAATAAAGCTGTGCCTGTAATGAGTAGGGATAGTATGGGTCATGCTTCAGGTAGTAAAGATAAGAAACCAGCAAAGCTAGACGCATGGCAAAATGTATATTTAAAATACCAACCACCCTCTACAATATATCGTGATACAGAAGGAGAGAAAGCCAGACCCCAGTATCCTACAGCAAATAAGATATTAAAGCAGTATGAAGAAGTCGTTCCTATCGCTAATTATAGCATATTAGTAAAGGATTCGGTAATACATAGGCATACTGGACCTGAGAATCGTCGTGGACATCACCTGAGAGTACATATACCACTACATATACCCAAGGGAGATATATTCTTAGAGGTAAATGGTTCAGAGGTGGATTGGTCTGATTGCTTCGGTTTTAATAATCAATATACTCATTCTGCTCATAATTATTCCTTCGAACACCGACTAATACTCCTGATTGACTTTGATAGGAGATATTTAGACATCCCTCCAGGACTTGCTTACGATAAAATGGAGCAAATAACTGGCGATCCCAACATAGAATACAAAAGAATCTAACTAAATAGTTGTATGGCTGATAATTTTCAAGAAGCACCAAAGACTACACTCAACGATTTTACCTCTCAAGTTAAGAAAGAGGGATTAGCTGTAGTAAACAGATATGCTGTTGTCCTTCCTAATTTTGAAGGTCCAGACATGTCACGCATGTTATTAATGTATTGCTCTCAAGCACAACTTCCAGGAATCAATAACTCTACCACTCCAGCAAGAACATTTGGTGAATATAGAGAGATGCCTTATGAAAGATTATTTGAAGCAATCAACTTAGAGTTTTATGTAGATCGCCCAATGAAAGTAAAAACATATTGGGATAACTGGACATCACAAATTATAGATCCAGTCACAAGAAAGTTTAACTATTATAAAAACTACACAAAAGATATTACTATATTTGTTTTAGATAAAGCAGATAAACAAATTTATGGATGTACTTTATATGAAGCATATCCTAAAACATTAAATCCTATACAGCTAACTGCTGAAGGTAAAGATGCAATGAAGATTGGAGTTTCACTTTCCTACAGATATTGGAGAGGTGCTCAGTATGCTAAGAGTAAATTGCCAGCAGAAGTTGGCGATCCACCAACAGGTGTTAGACAAGAGCCAAGAATTATTGATAGAATTGAAGAGGATATACCTCAAAATGTTGTAACAGATGGCAAAGGCAACCCAGTCACCCATTCAGGTGGCTATGTGACTTATGGTGGTAATAATGCCAGAGGTCGAAGAAAATTTGGTAAGAGGAACTAATGAGTAAAATTGATAAAGGACTAGGCAAGGTATTTGACCTTCCAGCAGGATTTGATGGGACACCAGTATATAATCCTGATGCAGCATGCCCAACTGATATACTTCCTGGGCATCAAGATATAATTGCTAAGGCAAATGAATTACCATCTGCTGTAGATGATGCAGCAAATGTAATGTCGGGATATGACCCGAAAGAAGCAAAGATTGAGAGTGATTATGATACTACTCGTTTAAATCTATTAACGATTTTAAACAAAGGTCAAGAAGCACTTAATCATGCATTAGAGATAGCTAAACAATCAGAACACCCTCGTGCGTTTGAAGTTGTAGGCAATCTCATGAAACAACAAGCTGACATAAATCAACAGCTATTAGATTTACATCAGCAAAAACAGAAGTTAGAAGGCAAGAAAGAAGAGAGAGCTCCAGGAGTTCAAAATAATTCTATCTATGTTGGCTCAACAACTGAATTGAATAAACTAATTAAGGACATGAA